ATTGAATTGAAAAATTATATTTCTCAAATTTCTGATAACTTAGTATTTGAACAAAATTCAATTGCAACACGTAATAGCTTCTTATCACAAGTAAATCCATACTTAGAAAGTATTCAACAACGTCAAGGATTGTATGCTTTTAAAGTAGTAATGGATGAAACAAACAATACTGCTGATGTAGTAGATAGAAACGAGCTTGTTGGTCAAATTTACTTACAACCAACTAAAACAGCTGAATTTATACTATTAGATTTCAATGTATTGCCAACTGGAGCTACATTCCCAGCATAAAAAACAAAAAATAGAATATTTATAATAAACAGAACATAAAATGGCAGTATTAGATAGCAACGAAATTTTTTACACAGCGTTTGAGCCAAAACAGCAAAATAGATTTGTAATGTATATCGATGGTTTTCCATCTTACATTGTAAAAGGAATGGGAGCTGTTTCACTTTCACAAGGTACAGTGGCTTTAAACCATATTAACGTACAACGCTTTGTAAAAGGAAAAACAACTTGGAATACTATCCAATTTACCCTATTTGATCCAATTACCCCTTCTGGTGCTCAAGCAGTAATGGAATGGGTTCGTTTACACCACGAATCAGTAACTGGTAGAGACGGTTACTCTGATTTCTACAAAAAGGATTTAACATTTAACGTGTTAGGACCTGTAGGAGATATCGTAAGCGAATGGATTGTAAAAGGTGCTTTAATTACTGAAGCTAGCTTTGGTGATTATAGTTGGGATAATGAAAATGCTGCCCAAGAAATCACAATGACAGTACAACCTGATTATTGTGTATTAAATTTCTAAAAAACTTTCCCTCCACATATTCCTTGAAATGGCTTGCCTTAGTGCAAGCCTTTTCTTATCTTAATATTTATTATCGAACAAAGTTATTATAAATAAAGATTATGGCTGAATTTAAATTTCCAACTGAAGAAGTTGAATTACCATCTAAAGGATTAGTTTATTCTGAAGATAACCCTCTTTCAAGTGGTAAAGTAGAAATTAAATATATGACCGCTAAGGAAGAAGATATTTTAACTAATCAAAACTACATTCAAAAGGGCATTGTTTTAGATAAGTTACTTGAATCTGTAGTAGTATCTAAAATTAATATAAATGATTTAATTATTGGTGATAAAAATGCGGTATTAATTGCTACTCGTATTTTAGGATATGGTAAAGATTACACTTTTAATTATTTAGGTAAGAATATTACAGTTGATTTAACTGAATTAGATAATAAAGAATTTGATGAATCTCTTATAACTAAAGGAAAAAATGAATTTAGTTATACTCTTCCTACTACTAATACCCCTATTACTTATAAAATATTAACAGGAGTAGATGAGAAAAAAATAGATAGAGAATTAGAAGGATTAAAAAAAATTAACCCTAATAATCTCCCAGAATTATCTACTAGGCTAAAATACATAATTACTTCAGTAGATGGAGAAACAGATTCTAAAGTTATTAGAGGGTTTGTAGATAATCAACTTTTAGCAAGAGATTCAAGAGCATTAAGAGAACATATTAAATCCACCCAACCAGACGTAGATCTGACATACTTAGTGGACGGTGAAGAGGAGGTCACTATCCCAATATCCCTTAACTTTTTTTGGCCTGACTTCTAATTCAGCTCCCCAATACAGAATAAATTTATTTAAACAAATCCATGAAATTATATTTCATGGAAAAGGTGGTTATAATTATGATACCTTATATCATATGCCTATATGGCTTCGTAAATTTACTTTCTCAGAAATCCAAAAATGGTATGAAGAAGAAAAAAAATCTTATGAAAAGGCACAAAAAGGAGATAGTAGTAAAACTTTAATTTCTCCCGATGGTAAAGTAAATACACCTGAATTTATGAAAGCCTCTAAAGATTATAAAGGTAAGACTAGTTATAAATAGTAATATTTATAATAAAATATACTTTGGCAACACCACAAGAATTACAAAGATTACTTAATGAACTTAATCAAGCATATGCTCGATTAGGTGAACAAAATCCTTTTGCTAATTTTGATACTCAAAACCTTAGAAACGCAGATCAAACTGTTAGACAATTAGAAGCTGCTTTACGAGGAGTACAAAATAGAATTTCTGCTGTTAATGACGATATAGGAGGAGTAGCCTCAGCTTTTTCAGCTACTGTAGATGAAATAAAAAATATGAGTAATGGTCTAAATGGAGCTACTAGAGCGTTTAGAGGATTAGGAAGTATTGCTACTAAATTAAAATATGACCAAGAAGGAATAAGTAAACTTAATTCAAAAGATTTATTATCATTACAAAGACAATATAAACAAAAAGTAGAGGATTTAAAAACTTCTAAAGATACCCTTATAGCTCGACAAGCTGAATTAAATCTTAGAAAAAATACTGTAGGATTAAATGCTCAAGAATCAAGGGAATTAGTAAAAAATGGAAAAGCTTTAAGGGCTATTAATGGTGAATTAAGAACCGAAGATAATTTAACCCAGACAATTAGTGATAAAATATCAACTCGAATTGCCCAAGAAGAAAGAGTTAATCAAAACTTAGGGTTAGCTGGTACATTATTAAAAGGAATCAAAGGAACTTTAGATAAAATAGGGTTAGGTGCTCTAGGAGATGCTTTAGGTATAGAAGATGCTCTTTCTGAAATGAGAAGAGTAGCTGAAGAATTAGAAGAATCTGAAAAAAATCTTTCTGATACTGAAAAAAAACGAGAAACATTTCAAGCTGGGATTAAATCTATAGGTGAAAGTCTTAAAAAAAATCTTAATGACCCCCTATTTTTAGCAACTGTAGCATTTAAGGGGCTTCAAGCAATATTAAAACCAATAATAGCTGCTATTAAAGAAGGTGACCTTAGAACAGGTGAACTAGCTAAAAATTTAAATCTTACCTATAGTTCTTCTTTAGATTTTAGAAAAGAATTATATCGAAGTGCTGCTCTTTCTGGAGAATTATTTGTAAATAGTAAAGGATTAGAAGAAAGTGTTACTGCTATAAATCAACAATTAGGTACTAGTGTTAGATTAAATAATCAAAACCTAATTACATTTACTAAATTAAGAGAACAAGCAGGACTTACTAATGAAGAGATATTAGGAATTAATTCTTTATCTTTAGCAACAGGTGGAAATCTTCAAGAAATGACTGGGGAATTTTTAGCTCAAGCTAGATTAACCGGATTACAAAATAAAGCAGCCTTAAACGAAAAACAATTACTTAAAGACATAAGTAACATCTCCGCAGCTACTACTTTATCTTTTTCTAAAAACCCTACTTTATTAGCAGAAGCAGTAGCAACTGCTAAATCTTTAGGGATGGAATTATCTAAAGTAGAAGGAATTGCTGATAGTTTATTAAATTTTGAACAATCTATTGAATCCGAGCTTCAAGCTGAATTATTATTAGGTAAAAATATTAATTTAGAAAAAGCTAGACAAGCAGCATTAAATAATGATTTAGCCACTTTAGCCCAAGAAATATCTAAAGAAGCAGGAACATCAGCTGAATTTGCAAAAATGAATAGAATTCAACAAGAATCTATTGCTAGAGCAGTTGGGATGAATAGAGAGGATTTAGCCAAAACTCTTTTTCTACAAGAACAAATTAAAGGAGTATCAGAAGAAGAAGCTAAATTAAGAGAAAATGAAATAAATAGATTAAGTGCACAAGGATTAAGCCAAGAACAAATTAAACAAAAACTAGCAAAACAATCTTTTAAAGATTTACAAAACCAAGCGAGTGCTTCTGAAAAAATGGTAGCAGCAACTGCTAAAATTAAAGAAGCTTTTATGGGGATAGGTAATGCCTTATTACCTGTAGTAGAAGCAGTAGCAAGTGTTGCGGGGTATTTAGCTGAATCCAAGTTTGCTTTAGTTCTTATGAAAGGATTAGTAGTAGGTATAACTGCAGGTTTAGCAGCTTTAGCTGTTACCCAAACTATAACAGCTGCTAAAATGGTAACTTCAGCTGTAGGGGCTATATTTACAGGTACAGCATCATTAGGTCCATTTGGTATACCTTTAGCAGTAGCGGGTGTTGCCGCTCTCTTAGGAGGAATTGCTTCTGCTGTTAATTTAGTTAAAGGAGATGATATAGTATCTCCAGGATACGGAAAACGAACTATTTTTTCTCCTGAGGGGTCTATTGCTTTAAATGATAAAGATACAATTATAGCAGGTACTAATTTAAATCAAAATCAAAATAATACCCCAACCCCAATTAATATTGATAATAAAGCAACTAACAGAACAAATATGTTATTAGAAAAACTTCTAGTCCAAAATGATAAAAAACCACAACTATCCCCAGTTGGTTTATACGAAGTACAATAATTCAATATTTATAATAAATTAAATCGATTAAATTTTTATATTATGAGCTTATTAGATCTAAGAAAAACTAAATCAAGTGATCTTTACAAAAATATTCCAGCAGAAAATGGAAGAGTAACTGGTCCTTTAAAAGATTCTAAAATTATTGACATTAACAAAACTTTTGTTAATGGTGAATATGCTGGTGGATTAGATAAAGAAACAGTTGACCGTGCTAAAGATTCAACTCCTAACATTGCTACAAAAGGGTAAAAAATTATAGCGTATGGCGATTGTAGATTTAAAAACAAATCTAAAATCCCTACGATACGGAAAAGATAGACCCTTTGGGGGATCTTCTAATCAACCCTATGTAAAAAGGGATATAGAAGTAAACGATTCTGAAGTAGGGAGAACAGGCGGACCTGATTTTCTACTACGTGGTGGTACTTTAGTACCCCGCAAAGTAGCAAATGATGTGTCTCGTCTGACACAGATGTTGATTGATACACAATCACCTAATGGTCCCCTATTTGTAGCAAAACAAAATTTATTATCTAGAACTGCAATCCCTGCAGATGGTAAAGGTGATATATTAAATAATGGTATATATTTACCATTCCCAACTATATTACAACCTGCTGGTAATATTATAGGTTTACATTTAAATAAACAATTAGGACAAACCACTTATCTTGAAATTACCTCAGACCCTACTTATAAAAGTAAATTAGAAGATTTTACTACTAATAAAATAAATACAAAAACTGCTAGTACCGAATTGTTTAGTTATCAAGGTGGTCCTGGTTCAATTTTAGGTATTGGTAAAACAATAATTTCTTTATCAAAAGATAGAACAGGATTAAATAATCCTAACCTTAATTATACCACAGGGTCTTTTGAACTTGGGTCCTCTTATACTCCAAGTAAATATATTTCTACTACTAATAAATCAAATGTAACATTAGATTTACAAACTAAGTTAGGTGCAACTCCTAAATTTGTATCTTTATACCCTGAAACAGAAAGTAGTGTAACAGATAAATGGTCTAATAATAATGTAGGAACAAACCTAAAAGATAAATATAGACCAAATAAATATAATTCTCCAACCCAAGATACTCCTTCAATTCAAGAAGATTTTCGAACTATAGCTGATCCAAGTATTAAAAGGATTGATTACACCAGAAAAAATATTGAGCAAAGAGTTAGTTTAGGAAACCCAGGAAAGAAAAAATCAAAATCTCAATCTGCTAGATACAGTACAGGATTAGGAGCTTTAGATAAAATAAATGCCTATCCATTATATAAATCTGAAACTATAGATGAAAGCAAAACATCTTTAGGAAATGAACTAAATGATTTAGTAAAATTTAGAATAGGAATTATTGATAATAATTCACCTAATAAAAAAACTTATATCCACTTTAGAGCATTTATAGACTCGATGACAGATAGTTACTCTTCAGAATGGAATAGTGATAAACTAATGGGCAGAGGAGAAAAGTTTTATAGATATAATGGTTTTGATAGAACTATTAGTTTATCTTGGACTGTAGCTGCTCAATCCAAAGAAGAATTAATTCCTCAATATCAAAAATTAAATTATCTTGCTTCATCTTTAACCCCAGACTACTCCGATTTAGGTTATATGAGAGGAAATTTAGCTACTTTAACAGTAGGGGGATACATATATGAACAAACAGGTATAATTACTGGGATGTCTTTAGAAGTACCTAATGAAAGCCCTTGGGAAATAGGTTTAAGTGATACCGGAGGAACAGATCCATCTGTAAAAGAACTTCCCCATATGATAAAAGTAAGTGGTTTTAACTTTATTCCAATCCACGAATTTGTTCCAAGATTACAACAAAATAAATATGATGGTAATGGTGGTCTAGTTAGTGCTTTTGGACGTGAAAGATATATAGCTCTTAGTAAAGGAATAGTTGATGAAGTTGGAAAAGGAGGAAATAATAACTACGGGTTAGTAGAAGGTGGACAAGCTGATGCCCCAAATTATATACGTAAATAATGAATAGATATCAAAATACACAAATATTAACTACTAATAAAAATAAACGATATTATGGTACTACTAAATACCCTAGTATTCCTTTATCTTTAAATGATATCTATGTTTATACTACTCAAGGCGATAGATTTGATCTATTAGCTAATCAATACTATAGTGATTCTTCCCTTTGGTGGGTTATTTCTATAGCTAATAGTGACCTACCCCAGAATTCTTATTATATTCCTGAAGGTACCCAACTTAGAATACCTCAAAATATAGCAGGGGTAATATCTCGGTTTAATACCTTAAATGGAATATAGTTATGAAAGGAAATATAGTAGGAGAAGAATTCGAACCTTACGTTTTTGCTGAGATAGCTCGAAGACAAGAAACCCAGTATGCGGGGTTTGATGGTACTCGTGGGAGTAGCGATATCCAATATCTAAATAATAAAAATGCTTGGGTTAAATTAGCTTCTTCTGTATCCATAAGTGACGTAGACCAATATAACAATGGTGAAACTGTATTCCATGGTGAGGGTACTAAAAAATTAGAACAAATTTTTGGTAGTAACGCCCTTGCTTCCCAATTTTTAGATACTAAATTAGCTGAAAGTGCTATATTATTTAATGGGGTTTCATCCTTAAAAAAGGGTGTAATGAATGAAAGTTACGATGATACAGGAAACCCTATATACTCCGAAGATACATTTACTCCTGGTCCTGGCATTGGTTATAATTTTAGAGCAGGTGTAAGTAATTCCTCTTTACCATGGAACCTTAATGCTGCTTATGGTTTAGGAGGAAGTAGCCAAGGGTTACAACCTATGCCTGGTATTAAAGATGTAAGTATTGATTGCCTAAATAGGGGTTCTATCCGTAAAGCAACTTTAAATATAGTTGCCTATAATAAAACCCAATTTGAAATTATAGAATTACTTTATTTACGATTGGGTTATACTATAATGCTTGAATGGGGGAATGACAAATATTACGATTTTGAAAGAAAGCAATATCAAAATGTAGGTAATACCCTAATTGAAGATTTTTTCTTTTTAGAAAATGGTTCATCCCAACTAGAAGTTCTTACACAAATAGAACAATATAGAGCCAAATATGGGGGAAATTATGATGGTTTTTTTGGAAAAGTAGTTAATTTTGACTGGAACTTTAATTCTGATGGAAGTTATAGTATTACCTTACAACTAATTACATTAGGAGATGTTATAGAATCACTTCAAGCTAATATACCTGTAACTGCTATAACAGTAGATCAAGTTAAGTCTTCTATTAAAGAAGACTCTAAAGATCCTACCTACCAAAACCTTACAGATTCTCCTATTATTAAATCAGCCCAAAATAATGTAATAGGAAAATGGTTGTACGATAGTATAGCTGAAGATTATTGGAATAATTTTGAAAGTTATCCTGATTATTTTTCTTTAAAGTCTTCCTTAAGTAAATTAGAATATCCTTTAGATTTAAAAACAAACGAAAAATATAATTATTATGTATCTTTTGGGGAGTTTTTAAGAAAAATGCAGCAATTAATTATCCCACTAATTGATAATGGTAATGGCCCCCTTCCCCAACTTGAAATAGAAACTAATCTTATTAATAATTATGTTAGTTTTTATCCTAATCAAACATCATTGGATCCTAGAGTATGTATTTTTAAATATGAATTAGGAGGGGCATTTGGGGAAAAAAATAAAATTGATATAAATGGAGTTCAAAACCCTATTTATTTAGATAAATTAAAGCCCTATATAGGTAAAGAAGAAGGAATAATATATGGACAATTAATGAACCTTTATTTGAACTTTGATTTTATAGCTAAATGTACTAATCAAAGTACTAATAAAGATGGTAAATTAACAATATTCAAATTCTTCCAGTCTATAAGTGATGGAATAAATACTGCTTTAGGAAGCATTAATAATATAGAACCTATAATAAAAGATGATAGAATAATTACTTTTATTGATCAAAACCCTATTCCCGGATTAACTGAAATTAAAGCCCCTAACGATATAGTAGATTTAGAATTTTATGGATATAGTCCTGAAACTTCTAATTCTAATTTTGTAAAAGATATTTCTTTTAAAACTGAAATTACACCTGAATTAGCTTCTATGATAACTATAGGTGCAACTGCAGGAGGAAGTTCAACCAAAAATATAGATGCTACTGCATTTTCTAAATGGAATCGTGGATTAATAGATAGATTTAGTAAAAAAATCCTAGACCCTCCAGAAGTAGCAATTAAAAAAGAAGATGAAGAGCAAGAAAAACAATTAATAGAATTATTAAAGAAAGAATGGGAAAGGAATTCTTATTGGGTATTAATTGGAATCTTTGATTCTGAAAATTCCCAAAGAAAAGGAATAAATTATGGTGGTATATCAGGGGTAATGACTGAGGAAGAATATATTGAAAAAAGAAGAAAAATATATGAAGATCCTAAAGTTCTTTCCCAAGAAGATTTAGCCCAAGAAAAATCAGTAAATTACGCTCTTTACCTCTCAGAGGCATTTGGTGGGTATTCTAATATAAAAGTAAGACAATTTATTAGAGATACGGCTGCTGCTGGTAGATATGAAAATGTAGAGATTAAACCTATATTACCTAAAAATACTCAATATACTAATTTTAATGATAATTTTATCTCCCGTGCTAAATCTACATTTAAAACCTATATTAATACTATTAGAAAATTAATATATGATAGCAATGAAGATAAAAACCCATCAAATACTTTAGGGTTTATTCCTGTTAGTTTTGGAATTACTTTAGAAGGAATATCTGGTATAAAAATTTATAATAAGTTAAATATAAATAACAAATATTTACCCTACCAGTACCCAAAAGCATTTAAATTTTTAATTCAAAAAGTAAACCATAGAATTACAGATAATACTTGGGAAACTATCTTAGATACAATTTCAATCCCTAATACTGCCCCTGATAAAACTAGTGCTTCTGAAATAATAGAAGAAGGAAGACTTACTGAAGAAGAAAAAGGACCAATTTTTTCTACTGGTAGATTCAGAATAATTGAAAATAGAAATGTTGATCCCATAACTGGTAAGAGGACCGAATTATTAAGAAATCAACAACCCCAAAATTATTCTCCTAAAGGATCAACTATAGGAATAACTAAAGTTTTACAAGATATAAACGATGATGTGAAACCTTTATTCGAAGGATTTTTAAAAGAATTAGATCAAAAATATCCTGGATATAAAATGATATTAAATGCTACAGGACGTTCTTTTGCTAAATCAGAATCTTTAAGGGAACAAAATAATAAAAATGCTTTACCTGGGTTTTCAAAACATAATTATTATGCCGCAATGGATTTTAATATTGTAGATCCAAATGGTATTACATATAAGAAAAAAGGAACAAAGTATTTATGGGAAAAATCTGGAATACCTGATATTGCTAAAAAATATAAAATTAAATGGGGGGGAGATTTTTCAAATTACGAAGATTGTATTCATTTTTACTATGACTTTGATATTGAAACCGCTTATAATAATGCGATAGCTATGTCCCCTAATGGTGATATAACTCAAGTAGATGGATATAAAGTTCCATTAGGTCCTAGATTAGGTCCTGAAACTGAGGCAGAAACTGAAAATAATGAATTTTCTTTATTTAATAACTAATGGTTTATTATCCTAAATCTCAAATAAAAGAAAACCAATATACTAATGGTGGAGAATTACAATTAATCTCTACCAAAGAAGAGTATAAAGGATACTATTATATTGTTTCTAGTAATAGATTTTTTAGTGGTAAAAATCCCCAAGATAAACCTTCTGTAGAATTAGAAGAAATAACCTCCTCCGAATTAACCGAAATAACATCTACTGATAGTTCTATTGAATATCTTCCTCCAAATTATTATATTATAGATAGTAATTATTATAAATCAAAAAAGTTATCTGAAAAAAGAGATGCACCCCGTGCCCCAATTCAAACACTAGGCAAACCAACAGATAAAGATATCCAAAATGGTTTCTTTAACAGATACTTTGTTAAAAAAGGAAACGAATTTAAATTCATAGAAATATCTAAAGAAGAACACCTTAAATTCCAAAACAAAGACACTTTAGTTCAATGGCAACTATATACCCCAACTAGAATAAAATGGGATATACAAGGTGACAGAGAACAAGTATATAATGGAAATAAAACAGTTGTATCCCTTACCGAACAAAGAGAAAATTTACCAGGATTTACACTATTTTTTAGAGGACAATTCGATAAGTTTTGGATAGGTAAATAAAGGTTCGTATATTTACACATAATTAAAAATCAAGGTTATGTGTGAATATATTAAAGTTAACCCCAACCCTAAAGTAGAAAAATTATTTGGATTTGAAGCTTATTGTAAATGGATGGGTATAACAAAACCTAATGCTAATTCATTAACTTCTTATAATAGTGGTGATGTTAAGGGAAGATTTATTGAAGCGGTTTTGGAACAAACAGAAGGAACAAGTAGAAAAATTACTGAAAACCAAAACACTCCCTATTTTGATCTAATAAGAAATGGAAAAAAAGTAGAATCCAAATCTACTTCTACTAATGTTACCTCACCATCCCAACAAAAATACAATACTAATTACCTCCAAATTGGTGGTTTACTTTCCAAAAAATATGGATGTGATGAAATTATAATCACAGATGCAGTTAATTTTAGATGGTTTTGTATCCCTCATGATGATTTTTTTAATAAATTTAAACTTATAGATGTTTGGAAAAACCAAAGTGAACTCATAGATTATCGTTTAGTATGGTTTACAGATTACAATCCAAATAAATATTTTAAAAATGGAAATTACCGATCCCCCTACTTATCCCATAATACTAAATTAATAACAAATTACGAAGTTTTTTAATGTATTGGTTAATTGAGGATTTAGAACAGTTAAAGGTTTTCTACAATAGTGGTTATAAAAAGGCATTTGTAGAAGTAATTCCATTTAACAATTTTGATCACCCGACACAAAATAATGTGTCGGCGGTTTATATTCGCCCTCTAGGATCAAGTAAAGGCTATATGTTATGCTCAAGGCATAGTGAAACACTAGGGATAGAATTAAGGCATATAAAAGAGGTATTAAAAAAGTTTGATAGGTTATATTGTAGGGATAAAAAAGAATTATTACATTACTTTCCATTAAAGAGCCTTTGGGACATATCCCCACCCCCTACTACGTATATACGACCTACAACACAAACACACGAAATATTCTATAATCAACATCGTAATAATCATGAGGTTAACGTGATTATACCAATAGTAAAACATTATGAAATATGCGAGCGCATATATAATGACTTGCAAGCAAATATCGGTAAAGACACAAAATATGGAACATTTTTTAACACTAAAACATCCTTGGTATATAGTGCTATTGAACGAAATGGAATTACAATCCGACCCGAAATATTTAACGAGCATTTCTACCAGACAGAGGAAACGAAAGTATACACACAATATAACTTAAAAACATTAACCACTAGACCCTCAAACAGATTTAAGGGAGTTAACTATGCTGCTTTAAATAAAGATAGTGGGGCTAGAAAAGCTTTTATACCCGAGAATAATGAATTTATTGAGATCGATATTACTGCTTATCATCCAACTATTACTTCACGTCTTGTGGATTTTACTTTTCCCGATAATGATATTCATAGCGGTTTTGCAAGTATGTATGGAGTTGATAGAGACAAAGCAAAAGAACTTACATTCAAACAACTCTATGGAGGAATCTTTAAAGAATACGAACATCTCGAGTTCTTTAAAAAAGTTAAAAACTACATTGAACAAAAGTGGAGGCAATTTTCCACTCAAGGGTTTGTAGAATGTGACATATCTAGTTATAGATTTGAGAAAGAGTCACTTGAGAATATGAATCCACAAAAGTTATTTAATTATATTCTACAAAATTATGAGACTTCTCAAAACATTTTGATAATCTGGGATATACTTAGTATATTAAGGGGAAAGAAAAGCAAGCTTGTGCTATATACGTATGATTCGTTTTTGATTGATTTAAGCGCGGAAGAACGGGATTTGATGCAAGATGTGCAAAATATATTTAAAAAATTTGAACTAAATACAACAATTAAGCATGGAAGCGACTATGATTTTAGATGAACAAGTCAATACGTATAATATGAATTATGACGTTATAACGGATATAGAAAATCTTAAAGACTTGAATAATAAATTATTTTGTACATTTACTGATCTAGATGGATTAGATGCCCTGGTTAGTGAGTTGTCCTCGAAATATAGTATAATATATAATAAGATGTTTGTTCTTGAAATTGTAGGCAAGAATGAATATGTTGTTACATATAATGTTGAGCAGGGCAATGTAAGTGATATTCCTGAAAATACTATTTTGGTTCATAGAAAGAAAGAATCAAATACTTTATATACAATAAATGCTCTTAATGAGTTGATTAAAAAACTCAATGGGGGTGTAGTAGATACAAAATTCCCAATTGATTGGAATCATTATAAAAATTGTATCTTGTTAACTCAACACAATGAGTTAAATCAGTTGAATACAAAGATTTATAAGATTATTGAACTATGAAAGAATTAAAACGTTTTAGACAATACCTTTTAAAAGAACAAGTTACTTATAGCTTTATTGAATTAAGTGGTGACCAATATGTTAGTGTGTCTCCTGGAGATGGTCGTAGTAGGGGATTTTTCTTTTCTATAAATGGTGACCAAGCTTTTATAAAAGTAGATGATTTTGATATTAATACAAAAAATCTTTTTTCTAAATTATTTCCAAACGCTGATTATAGCAAAGATACAGCAATTGTATCCCTAGATGATATTAAAAAATTTACTCCTGAACAAGATAGTACTCCCCCTTCTTCTAGCAAATATTTTAATAATGGGATTTTAGATTTAGATGCTGTAGAAGATTATTTATCCCAATCTAATGATATAGGAAAAGTAAAAGCATTTATTGGAGATGATGAAGCATCTGATGATTTACCTTCCTCAGATGATTTTAGTAGTGATAATGAGGTAGAGGCTGCTTTACAACAGGCTTTTGATTTTTATCATAATATTTAAAAAAATATTTGGCAGTGCCAGATTAGGTTATTATATTAGTGTTACATTAAAATTAGTTATAAATGGATTTAAATGCAATTAAACAGAGATTGGACAACTTGCAGTCCAAAGCTGCACCGCAGCAAAAAACAGATTACACAACCATTTTTTGGAGACCTTCAATAGGTAAACAACAAGTTAGAATCGTGCCTTCGGCTTTTGATTCGTCTTCACCATTTACCGAATTGAAATTCTATTATGGTATTACCAATAAGGTAATGATTTCACCACTTAATTTTGGTGAGAAAGACCCTATCGCAGAATTTGCTACTAAACTTAGAGCAGGTGAATACGATAAAGAAAATTATATTTTAGCTAAAAAGCTAGATGCTAAAAACCGAGTTTTTGTTCCTGTAATTGTTAGAGGAGAAGAAGATAAAGGTGTACGCTTATGGCAATTTGGTAAATTAATTTATGAAGAATTATTATCAATGGCTATGGATGATGAAATCGGTGATTACACTGACATAGTTAATGGTCGTGATTTTACTTTAGAGACAGTAGGACCAGAATCAACTGGAACTAATTACAACAAAACTTCGGTTAGACCTAGAATGAAAACTTCATCATTATCAGATGATAAAGCACTGGTTGAAACGTGGTTAGCAGAACAACCAAATCCTAAAGAAGTATTTAAACGTTTTACGTTTGATGAAATGAAAGATGCTTTAGTAAAATGGTTATCACCTGAAGAAGCTGAATCAGAAGGAGATATTGTATCTGAACCTGCTAGTGATTTTGACAATGATCCTAAAGATTTACCATGGGAAGAAAATGGTGGTAAAAACTTTAGCTTAGATACCTCTAAAGTAAAAGAAACTAAGAAAGACCAATTTGATAGTATTTTTGAATAATGGCTAAAAGAAAAAACGCTTCACTCTCGGCAGCAGTTTCTGCCGAGATCAAAAGCAAATTTGATTTATCTAAATTCAAAAATAAAAAGGGGTTAGATAAAAATATCAAATTCAAAGACCAAGAATGGATCCCCTTATCCCAAGCATTCCAGGATGTTACTTCAATTCCTGGTATCCCAATGGGACACATTGTAATGCTTAGAGGCCATTCAGATACCGGAAAAACTACTGCATTAATTGAAGCCGCTGTATCAGCTCAAACCAATGGTATTTTACCAGTATTTATTGTTACTGAGATGAAATGGAATTGGGACCATGCTGTACAAATGGGACTAGATATTAATATAGAACGTGATTCTGATACGAATGAAATTACTGGATATGATGGTAACTTTATTTATGTAGATAGAGAAACTATTAATTCAATTGAAGATGTAGCTGCATTTATTTTAGATTTAATGGATGAACAGAAAAAAGGTAATTTACCTTATGATTTATTATTCTTATGGGATAGTATTGGTTCTGTGCCTTGTGAAATGTCACTTAAATCAAATAAAAACAACAATGAGTGGAATGCAGGTGCCATGTCAACTCAATTTGGAAATAACGTAAATCAAAAGATTGTAATGTCGCGTAAGGAATCTTCTCCTTTCACTAATACTTTAGTTTGTGTTAATAAAGTTTGGACATTAAAACCAGAATCACCTATGGGGCAACCCAAATTAATGAATAAAGGTGGTTATGCAATGTGGTATGATTCAACATTTGTAGTTACATTTGGTAATATTATGTCTGCTGGTACATCTAAAATTAAAGCAATTAAAGATGGTAAACAAGTAGAATTTGCTAAACGTACTAATCTACAAATTGATAAAAACCACGTAAATGGTGTTACTACAAGAGGTAAAATAGTAATGACACCCCATGGTTTTATTAATGATGACCCAAATGAATTAAAAAACTACAAAGATCAATATGCTGCAGATTGGTCTAAAGTATTAGGAGGTATGGACTTCAAAGTAATAGAAGAAAACGAAGAAGTTCAACCTGAAGCACACGTACAAGAACCTGAATAAATGAAGCATAAAGAGCTGTTTAAACTTCTAGATGAAGTTCAAGAGGATAAGTCTGCCCCTACACTAAAAAGACATGATAGAGTTTTACTAATAGATGGATTAAATTTATTTTTTAGAAACTTTGCAATGTTAAACATGGTTAACCCTGATGGGGTTCATGTAGGTGGATTAGGTGGTTTCCTCCGCTCTTTAGGTGCTTTAATCAGGCAAATACAACCTACCTCTGTTTATGTAGTATTCGATGGAGCGGGTTCAACAACCAACCGCAAGAACCTGCTCCCCGAATACAAATCGGGGCGTAATTTACAACGAATTACAAATTGGGAAGTATTTGAAAATTTAGATGATGAGCATGACTCAAAAGTAGACCAAATAGTACGTCTAATCCAATATTTAAAAATGTTACCTGTTAAAACCGTAGCATTTGATAAAGTAGAAGCAGACGACATTATAGCAGTGTTATCTAAACAACTAGAAGAAAAATATAATTCGAATGTTTTTATAGTATCTTCAGATAAAGACTTTATACAAATAGTAACTGATAAAACTATTGTGTATCGTCCTATGGAAAAAGAATATTATACTAAAAATACAGTAAAAGAAAAATTTGGTGTATTAGCTGAAAACTTTATTTTATACAAGACACTTTTAGGAGATAATTCAGATAAAGTCCCAGGTGTTAAAGGATTAGGTGCTAAAGGTATATTTAAAAAATTTCCTGAATTGCAAAATGAAAAATTAACTTTAGATGACATTTTCGATATATCAGCTAGGAAATTTAAAGAACATGTTGTATATTCAAGGGTTGTTCAAGATCAAAGCAGATTAGAAGACACATATAAAATTATGGATTTATCAAAACCCATGATTGACGAAAAAGAGGTAGAAATTATAGGTAAAATTATTGAAGAGGATTTACCTGATTTAAATTCAAAACCCTTTATCACTCTATATGAAGAAGATAAATTAGGGGGAATGATTAGAAATTTAGAGTATTGGCTTAGAGATAATTTTGCTGAATTAAAGTTATATAGTGAATGACATTAACATCGTTAAACCAGTATGGACACGATTTTCAAATAAAGGTTATATCCTCGTTATTAACCCATAAAGGGTTTTTAACTAATATTCATGATATAATCTCTGAGGAATATTTTGAAAATCAAGCACATAGATGGACTATAAAAGAAATATTGTCCTACTATGACAAATATCATACTACACCTTCACTTGAAGTATTAAAAGTAGAACTACAGAAAGTAGAAAATGAAGTATTACAAATTGCTATTAAAGAGCAACTTAAAGATGCTTATGTTGCTTCAGATGATGATTTAAAATATGTTCAAGAAGAATTTACTAACTTTTGTAAAAACCAACAATTAAAAAAAGCATTACTATCATCTGTTGATATGTTAAAAGCAGGTGATTTTGATGGTATTCGATTTATAATTGATAGTGCTATTAAAGCGGGTAATGATAAAAATGTAGGTCATGAATATAATAAAGATATTGAAGACCGATATAAAGTAGACAGACGCAAAACAATACCTACCCCTTGGGATGATTTTAATACCTTACTACAAGGTGGATTAGGTAATGGTGACTTTGGTTTAATATTTGGTAACCCAGGGGGTGGTAAATCATGGTCATTAGTTGCATTAGGTGGTTTTGCTGTTAAATTAGGATATAATGTATTGCATTATACCTTAGAGTTAGGAGAAGAATATGTTGCAAGAAGGTATGATGCTTATTTTACTAAAATAGATGTAAGTAAGATTTTTAATCATAAAGATGCTGTAGAAAAAGTTGTTCCCGAACTTGCAGGAAAGTTGATTGTTAAAGAATTCCCGACAGGTAAGGCAACTATCTCAACAATTGAATCCCATATTAACAAATGTGCAGACCTTGGTGTAAAACCTGATTTAATCATCATTGACTATGTTGATCTATTATCGTCAAGACGTAAAACTAGGGAACGTAAGGATGAAATAGATGATATTTATCAAAGCACTAAAGGAATGGCTCGAGAATTAGATATACCTATTTGGTCAGTATCGCAAGTAAATCGAGCTGGAGCCCGAGATGAAATTATAGAAGGAGACAAGGCAGCTGGATCTTATGATAAAATGATGATTGCTGACTTTGCCGCCTCTCTTTCTCGAAAAAAAGAAGATAAAGAAAGAAACACAGGTAGATTTCATATTATGAAAAACCGTTACGGTAGAGATGGTCACACTTATTCAGTTTTAGCTGATACTTCTACAGGACATTTTTCCGTAAAACCTTATACTGCCCCAGAAGAAGAAGATAATACTATGGTATCTTCACATCGCTCAAATGAGTATGATGTAGATACTGATAAACAGGATAAGTCTAAGTTGTTTCAAAGGTTCCAATCATTGGATATATAATTAATTAATTTTAAAAAATGGCAAAAAAATCATTATTGCAGGAACGTATCGTTTACAAACCCTTTGAATATCCCGAAGCACATGACTTTTGGATGAAACAACAACAAGCACATTGGTTACATACTGAAGTGCCTATGATGTCAGATGTTAACGATTGGAAACAAAATCTTAACGAAACTGAAAAAAATATTATTGGATCTATTTTAAAAGGATTTGCTCAAACAGAAACTGTAGTAAATGATTATTGGTCAAGTTTAGTAACTAAATGGTTTAGAAAACCAGAGGTAATTAAAATGGCGGTTACATTTGGGGCCTTTGAAACAATTCATGCCGAGGCGTATTCATTATTAAATGAGGAATTAGGTTTAGATGATTTTAGCGAGTTTTTAGAAGATGAAGCTACAATGGCTAAAATAGAAACCTTAATGAATGTTAGGGATTCTCATGATGGTACCCCTGATTGGCATGAAAGAGCCAAATCATTAGCCATATTTTCAGCATTTACAGAAGGTGTAAACTTGTTTTCTTCATTTGCAGTATTATTATCCTTTAAACTAAGAAATCTACTTAAAGGAGTAGGTCAGATAGTAGAGTGGAGTATTAGAGATGAATCATTACATTCAAATGCAGGTTGTTGGTTATTTAGAACTCTTTTAGAGGAACATCCTGAATTAAATACACCTGAATTAGAACAACAAATTGAAGAAGCTGCCCGTTTGTCTTTAAAATTAGAATTAGATTTTATTAATAAAGTATATGAAATGGGGGATTTAGAAGGTTGTTCAAAATATGATTTAGTATCTTTTATTAAACATAGAGTTAATACCAAAATGGGGGATTTAGGATATAAACCTATTGTAAATGGAATTGATAAAGAAGCAGTACAAAGAATGAAATGGTTTGATTCATTATCTGCTGGAAAACAACACACAGACTTTTTTGCAAACCGAGTAACAAATTATAGTAAAGGTGTTCAAAATTGGGATGCCGCATCATTATTTTAATTATGGATAATAACATTTATATAGATTACACAAATTGGGAAGCAGGTAAAGATTATCCTGAATGGATGGATGAAATATCTTTAGCAACTTTAACCAAAGGTTATTTACTACCTGGTGAAACGGTAAAAACAGCTTATAGACGAGTTGCAAGAGCAGCAGCTATAAGACTTAAAAAACCTGAACTTGAAAATAGATTTTATAAATTGTTTTGGAAAGGTTGGTTAGGTTTAGCTTCTCCTGTTTTATCAAATATGGGAACAGATAGAGGAATGCCCATTTCTTGTTTTGGTATTGATACACCTGATTCAATTAGAGGAATTGGTTTAACAAATGCTGAATTAATGAAATTAACTTCCCAAGGTGGAGGAGTTGGTATTTCAGTATCTCGTATTAGACCTAGAGGAACTCAAATTTCGGGTAATGGCAAATCAGAAGGTGTAGTTCCATGGTGTAAAATTTATGATTCTGCAATTATTGCCACAAACCAAGGTAATGTAAGACGAGGTGCGGCTTCAGTTAACTTAGATATTAATCATTTAGATATAGATGAATTTTTAGAAATTCGCAGACCTAAAGGTGACCCTAATAGGCAATGTTTAAACTTACATCAATGTGTAGTTGTAGATGATATTTTTATGCGCAAGTTAGAAGCACGTGATGCTGATGCTATGAATACTTGGGCTAAAATATTAAAAGCAAGAATGGAAACGGGTGAACCTTACATTATGTTTAAAGATAATGTAAATAAAAATAATCCTATTGCTTATATGATGAATAATCTAGATGTAAGCATGACTAATATTTGCACGGAGATTACGTTATTTACTGATGAAGACCATTCATTTATATGTTGTCTATCATCCTTAAATTTAGCTAAATATGATGAATGGAAAGACACAGATACTGTAGAATTAGCTACTTGGTTTTTGGATGGTGTAATGCAAGAATTTATTGATAAATCTGCTGGTAAAGACTCTTTAGTTCGCACCCATAACCATGCTAAAAAGGGTAGAGCACTAGGATTAGGTGTAATGGGATGGCATACCTTTTTACAACAAAAGAAAATGCCATTTAATTCTATTGCTTCAACCGCTTATACTCATAACATATTTTCAGACATTAAATCAAAAGCGGAATCAGCTTCTAGAGATTTAGCTGTTGAGTATGGAGAACCACTATGGTGTAAAGGTACAGGTATGAGAAACACACACCTCATAGCAATTGCCCCTACTGTATCCAATTCAGTAATCACAGGTGGAATTTCAGCAGGTATTGAACCATTGCCAGCTAACATTTATACTTTTAATGGTGCTAAAGGTACTTTTATTAGAAAAAATAAAGTACTACAATCTATTTTAGATGAAAAAGGAGAAGATAAAGATAAATGGTGGGATCAAATGCTCCAAGATGGGGGATCAGTTCAAAATTTACCTGATAATATTTTATCCCCAGAAGATAAAGAATTATTTTTAACCTTTTCTGAAATAAACCAGTTAGAATTAGTACGTCAAGCTGCTATTAGACAACGTTATTTAGATCAAACACAATCTCTTAACTTAAGCTTTGACCCTAATGATTCCCCTAAATGGATAAACCAAGTTCATATGGAGGCTTGGAAATTAGGAGTAAAAACATTATATTACCTTCGTACTGACTCCGTTATCAAAGGTGATTTAGGATCTAGAATGGCAGACTGTATCTCTTGTGATGGGTAATTAAAACTAAAACAATGAAATTAAAAATAAGCATATTATTTCTATTACTAGTTCAGGTAACTTTAGGACAGAATAGAGACAGAGTTGAATTTAATATTGATGGATTATATAAAGGAATCTATTCAGAGGTATTAGAACAGCCATTAGAGGTTGAATACACAGTCAAATGCCCAAATGGTCAAGCATCCAGAACAGGGATGGATTTTTACACAGACGATAAAATTCATACCTCAGATAATGATGATTATTCAAATAATATTTGGGATAAAGGACATTTAGCTCCAGCAGCCGCATTCTCTTGTGATAAAGAAACATTAAAAAAGACTTTCTCATACCTTAATTCAGCTCTACAACACCAGGGGTTAAATAGAGGTCAATGGAACCAATTAGAATCTTTTGAAAGGGATTTAGCTAATTTTTATACTGTAAAAGTAAAAATTAAAGTATTATTTGAAGGTAAGTTAACAGTTCTACCATCAGGAGCTACAGTCCCTTCTGGGTTTATTAAAATTTTAGAATTTGGAGGAAAAAGAGTATCTTTTAAGTTCCCAAATAAAGACACAAAAGGAACTAATTGGATAGATTATAGGTTTTAATATGAAAAAATTAATACTACTCAAATAATATTTTTCCTCTTATTTTTAGTATGTATAATCAACAACAACAAACAGTTCTTCTCTAAACGTTTTACATTCGTTTTATTTTAATAGTTTTTTAATTGTTGCTTAAACGCAGTAATTATGAAATGGATATTATTCCTAAGTTGCCTAGTAGGGTTTCTTGCTAATGGTCAAGAAGTCAATATAGGTAAAGTAGAGAACAAAATTGTTCTCGGTGATCTCGCAGGTAATCGAAACTTTGCTTTCGGTGTAAAGAATGTTTTAGAAGAGGTAGCTCAAGACATGGGTTATGATCTTAACCCTAACTCTCCCTTAGAAATAACAGTAGATTTACTTTTCTTTGATGTGAAAAAGACTAGTATTCAAGCTGCTGTCTATAATAAAACTACTGACACTTACAGTATTATAGCAAGGGCAACATTATATAAAGACGGAAAAAAGAAAAAAATAGCAACCGCTAAAGGCGAGGCTAAATCTATATCAACAGCTACTCTTATTATAGATGAGGGTGGTAAGTTTTCTCAAGCAAATGTTTCAACAGCAATTAAAAAGTTGTGTGAAGATTTAATTGATAAACTTAAACTTTGATGAAAAAATTATTACTATTATTTTTATTTTTACCTCTACTCACATTTGGACAGAATGTACAGTTTGGACTTAAACTTGTAAATCAAGATACAGACGCAGTAGTTGAT